ATAAAACAAGATGAAAAAGATGCAAGAGCAGCAAAACGAAGAGCAGCCCGTTATGCAAAATTGGGCAATACGACTGGTATTGATCAAAGAACAAACAAATTACTCAGACGGCAACAACGAGAACAAAGAAACCAAAGCGGTTCTTCTCTCAATGACAGAAACGCCTATAATGCGTTATAAAACCAACAAAACTTAAGCCAAAACAAAAAACAGCAATATATATATACCCATATATTTAAAGGTTTGTAATAACATGACTCTAGAAGAACTACGAAAAGTAGACGAAGAGGTAGAAGACGAAGAAAGTGACGAAGAAGAGGAAGATACAAAAAAATCTTTTGATGAGGCTTTACTTGAAACACTATCAACACTAACTGACCATGTAAAAGCAATAACAGAATCTCAAATTTCTCTTGAAAGCAGACTAAAAGCTATGGAAACACCGTCTGACCTGCCATTGAAGCCAAAAGAATCTGATTCAGAGGATATTGGCGCAAAGGTAGAAGCTCCAGACACATATCAATCTAATTCTGTCCAAGCATCACTAGATGATGATGGTTCAGAAACAGAAGATGATGCTTCAGGCTATTCTCTGCAAAAATCAGCAGAAACTGAGAAAGCTAGTTATGACGAAACCGAAACACCTCGACCAAACGCAGCTTTAGAAACAGTTAATAAATCAACATCATCTGTTGAACTTAACATGATTCTAAAAGATGCAAGAGCCGAAGGTTATGAAGGACTGTCAAAAGTAGCACAAAAAATTCTGAGAGGCGATTATTACGCTCCATCAGAAGAAGAGAGGTTATTCTAAAATGGTACAAGTACGAACTATTGACGAACTAGAAGCACTCTATTATGGACATAATAGAAACCTCATTAGGAAAGCAGATTCCCCAATTACAACATCAACTACTGGCGTTTTTAACGCTGTGTTTGGTGCTTATGCGTGGGCACAGCTTAACTTAGAGGCAAACGCATTTGGCATACTGCCAAAGAATCCTTGGGACAAGTCTGGTTGGCGTGTAATTACGTCTAAACCGACACTGAACACCAACAACAGTAACACTGTTTTAGGTGGAACATCCGAAGGTGGTTTGATTGCTGAAACTGTAAAACCAGATTTGCAAGAGATCGACATCCGACCAAAAACTGCTCAGTTGCCATTTAGTGCATCTGAAGTTATGGAATGGCTAGCGACTCATAGCAAAGACGACATTTGGGGTGGACTTGGTTCCCTCAGATTGTATATGGCAGTCCAGCATAAAGAGTTCATAAATAGAATGCTGCTAGCAGATGTTGAAGGATCGGCAGCAGGTGGTGGCGCATGGGCTGGAACAAAAGACTTTGAGTCGCTTGATAGAATTATATCAAGTAACGCAGAGGAAACTGTTACAGGCGGTGCAGGTTCAGGACATTATGATCCTTGGGCTGCAAATGCAACCATTGATAGAGATGCAGGTACAGTTTTTGACTCTACCGTTGAATCTGCTTCTGGTACAATCGGTACAAATGGCGTCCTGACTGATGATACTCTGAGAACTTTCCTAAGAAAGATCAGAAAAGCAGCAGGGAAAGACCCAAATGTATTTCTAGGATCACACGAAGTTTATTCTGAAATACAAGGACTGTATATGCCTTCCGTAAGAATTCCAAATCCTTATGGCGAGCAACTAGTACAAGTCGATGTAAACGGAATCCAAACTTTCAAGGGTACAGGTGTGGGAATTCATGTAGATTCTATCTACGGCATTCCATTTATCCCGACAAAGGATGCGCCAAGTTACTCAAGTGATTCTTCGGAAATTGGAAGACTGTTTGCATTGGACACATCCGATGCGGAAGGATACGGTTATCCGAGAATTGGAATTCAAATTGCAATTCCAACCGAGTATTATGAAGCCACACGCAGAACACCAGCATATCCATTTATAAACAATGCCTTTGTTGAAAAGGGTGTTTATAGGACTATGGGTGAAACCGTGTGCCGACATTTCAAATCACAAGGAAAAATTAGAGATATTAAACTCTAAATAATCCGACCCATTCTTTTTTATTTAAACATTAAATAATAGAACAGACCAAATTAAATTATGAATGATAAGTCAAAGTTAGAAATTGAGCAAACTTTAAAAATTTTATTACAGTTTAGTATTAAATATGCCCCTCATCATAAAAAAGAGCTGTTAGATTTATTAGCTAAGTTAGCTTAGCTAAGTTAATTAACTTTCATACGTTCTTTAAGGTTAATTAAACTTTAATTAGGATATGGCTTAAGCTGTTTTCCGAAATTAGCACAAAATGGGTTTTGGCAATAATATAACACTTTGCCAGTTTCTCCCAAAATTACAGCATAGGCAATAGCCCAACATTTCGGACATATTCTATTACTTAAGGCCGTATGTATTTCTTGCAATATATCTTTATATATAACCAATTATTTAAGTATTTCATGGCTATCACCACATCTGTAAGTGATTGGACAGCAGCCAATGTTTCCAAAACTCTCAGCATACAAAGTGCTCTAAACTCGAAACTCAGGTTGTACAAAATCAAATGCACAGCAGGGGGAGCTGATAACTATGCCACAAACGGCGTTTTAGCAGACATAAAACAGGCAAGAGTATCAACCCTAGTAGCGGTCATTCCAGAAACCTCTAGTCTAAATCATATTGTAAAATATGATAAATCGACAACAAAAATCAAGCTCTTTACGGCTGGAGCTGAGGGTGGAATTTCAGAGGTTGCAAACGGAACCTCTATCGCAAACGCAACATTTGATTTTCTAGTTATAGGCTACTAGCGTCCAAAAGCCCTCTTTTTTATCTCAAAGTTTATATATTTCAATAGGTCAGATTATTCATGGTTGAATATAATCATAATATCAAAAATATTGACGGTGTTAACACACTCGTAAAGGGTAATCATGGAGTGGTGACTGGTGTTTTTGTGATGATTCCAGCTAGCGGTTCTACTTTAGCTTTCAGAAACGGAACTAATGCCTCAGCACCGATAGAATTTACTGTTTACTCAGAAAGCGCACAACCATTTGTCGAACTAAACAGGCGTTTTGAAAATGGCATTTTTGTAACCTGCTCATCAAATACGGTTAGAGCACTCGTGGTTTTTAAGTAGTAAATTTAAATAGTCAAACTTCTTTATTAAATTATGCCTACTACATATTATTGTACGGTTTCTGACGTATCAGATTTTCTTCGCGTACCTATTACTGCTACGACTACTCCAAACAAAACTCAAGTTGAAAACATTATCAACAGAAAAGAAGAGGAATTAGATAGGCGTTTAGGCCACACTTTTGGAAGAAACAAACAAATTAAAACAGAAGTGCATAGTTTACCATTACATTATAATTACGGTTGGGGTATTCCAATTTATTTAAAACACAGAAACTGTAGGCCTTTAAACTCAGACCTTGGTGACAAAATCGAAATTTGGAAAGGTAGTTCTTCCGAATGGGAAAACATAATGGGTAATTCTTCTTGGTATGATTTTGAAGAAACACTCGGAAGACTTTTTTTAAGAGGGTTTTTGTTTTCAATTCTGCGAGATTATAGAGTGAGAGTAACATATCGTTACGGTGACGAAACAGTACCTTTAGATATTAAAGACTCTTGTATAAAACTAGTTGCAATAGATTTATTAAATGCTAGTTTTAGAATGGACATCATATTAACGGGAGCCAGCGGAATAGACATAGCCACATCCAAAGCAGAGTGGCGAGCAGACATAGAAAATTGTATTGATAATAGACAAGAAATCTTTTTTATACCGTAGCTTTTTAATATCAAGTGGTTAATATTGCCAAAAAGCAAAAAAACAACAAAATCATTTTATGTTTATATTAACGGTGCAAGAAAAAAACTTAGTCTTGACTCTTCCACTTTATCAGCCATAGACAAAAATTTAACAGAAAACGAATATCGAAAAATGCTCCATGACCCAGAAATTGCAGAGCTACTCAAAAACTTTACGGCTGATGGAACTAAGCTTTTTATAGACCTACTTAGAGAAGAACAAGCAGTTTTAGACGCAGACGTGAAGATTATGGCAGATTTAAAATTTCCTTATTCGCAAGCACGAAAACTTAAACTTCTGATTGCAAAACAAGTAGCAGAAAGAATGGCAAGAGATGCAAAAGTAGCAAAAGTTTTTGCAGAAGAAAGAGAAAAAGCTATTTCAAAAGAAGGTGCAGGTGCAAAAGCCCACGCCATAATAAAAACAATACTGGCATTAGAAACAGATAACATAAACAGGTTTTTAAAAAACCAAGCAAAACAGTTTGGCATAAAATATGTTCCATTTAAATTTATTGTACGGGAAGAAAGATCCAAGTATGCTAGTGGTGCAAAACCTAAATGGAAACGGGAATATGTTGTTTATTTAGTCGTAGACGATGTGTATTTTAATTTTGTTTTTAATAAACAAGTAAGTTTTATTAATTATCTTTATGAAAAAAAAGAGTATGATCTTGCAATTCTTATAGGAAAAGACATATACACGCCCAAAGTGATCCATAAGAGGGTAATAAATTTTAGTACACTTTTAAAGGCAAGTAACACAGCAGCAAACGTTTTAAGCCCTTTAGAGACTGCAAGATTTAAAAAACACTATCAAGAATTTACAAAAAAAGCCAAAAGCGAGCCTGCAAAATATCAACCAATATCATTTCTAAATTTTAATAACGAATCAATAACAAACAACCTAAAACTCAATAAAAAGTTTGGATTAAGAATTGCATCCGTAACAGCCAAGCTGGAACTAACAGAACAAGAATCATTTACACCAGCACAAATAAAGGGACTTCCTAGGCTTTTTAATCTTCACATGAATGAAGAAGCTAATAACCTTGTTAATGAATCACAAAGACTTTTACAGCTTTCTGACGCTGGGAGTGAGGCTAATCTTAAGTTTATGTTAGATTTTCCTTCGTTTTATACCAGAGTAGCAACAACATCAGCACCAGAGTTGCTTTTGCGAAACAGCAATGAAAATCTTAAAAAACTTATGGCAGAAGTAATTGACAGAATAGTTACAAATATATTGGATTATCAGGGAAAAGAACTGACGGGCAATCTAGGACTAGAAAAACTTTTAAAAGAAAGTTCTGTCGCAAATATGCTTTCTCAGTTGCAAGAAAAGATTCCATTAGATCCAAAATGGACAGAAGGAATAAAAGCTCGCCAACTAGGAACAAAAATACTAGAAAGGAATAAAAGATCAAGATATAGGCAAAGACCAGAAGACGTAAAATTTCCTAATATTCTGTCAATACTATTTTGGTGGATTACAAGCGGTCAATACAAAGAAGCAGCACTTGACCCCTCTAAAGCCTTAAAGGCAAGATGGGAAAAAGTTAAATATTATAATCCAGAAAACAAGGCAACTTTTCTTAATAAATTAATTTTTCTAATAGCAAACAGCATTTATGAAAAGAAAACAGCGGCACTTGGTCAAAAGTTAAGTAAAAAAGTTCCTATTACTCATGCAAGAAAACACAGACACGGTCAAATATCTAGAAGAGACAAGAAGCAACAAGAGCGCATAGCTAAATATGCTACTTGGATAACTGATTTAAGACGTGTCAATCCTAACCCGTATAGGTTTTCTCGAAAATTCAGAATGTCTAGCGAATTTACTCCATCAAACATTAGAGAAAGAATTACTACTAATTATAATTCACATGGTCAGGTTTTTAAATCACGCAAGGAAAAAATTAGAGTTAGAGACATTTTTAATAAAAAACCACCAAAAGGCAGAAAAACTTATGGTTCACACTGGAACAAACGCAAAAGAAGAAGAAAAACTTAAATTATTCTACTTATAAGTGTTTTTATGGCAGGTTCCCACCTTTACAAAAGTGCTCAAATACTTAAAGACCTAATAAACGAAAAATGGTCTTTATCAAAAAAACCACAAGTAGTCCTCTCATGGGAAGAAAAAACGGTGGGTTTTATGGATGACAGAGAAGACTCTATTATAATCTATGCGTTAAACGAAGTTACGGATTATTTTGGCCTTTACGCTCAAGATTTTTTTCATACCCTTTCGTTTAAAATAGATGCCTACACCTATCAAAACCAAGAATATCACCAAAACTTTACTGATGAGCTGTTTAGAATTTTCAAAGAAAACGTTAAATCAAGTTCTTACATTCTTCTTGTTTTAACAGCCTCATCGTCAGAAAATGACATATATAGGAATATTTTCAAACATAATTTTGCTGTTGACATAAAAGTCTTAAATCCATAATATTTATAAGCAAATTCAATACTTGGTATTTATGGTTACAACAGCAGCGAATGTTTATCTAAAATATGCTTACGAAGGAGACACTTTTGGCGTTCTTCCAAGCGGTGTGTCTTGTAACAAAAAATTCGGTTTAAATGATAGATTTACAAGCATGACATTAACCAATAACAAGATCAATATTCCAGCATTAGGTCAAAACACATATGCCAAATTCGCCTTTGGTCAACAATCTGGTGCGGCAAACGTTGGATTCATATTATCAAACCCTTGGATTTTTGGTGCAATTTTGGGCGAACCTGTCAAAACTGGCGCATCGGCACCGTTTACTTACACATACACTCCAACCACAACAGTCCGAAGGGTTCAAATTGAATCAGGTATTGATGGCAGCTCGGATGTAGTCAGAACATTTAAGGGTTGTGTAGCAAGCACACTTGGAATTTCTACATCTGTTGGTGGGTCGGTAGATTGCACACTTGACTTTAATTATGGGTTAGAAACCAGCCCTAGTACAACAATAGGTACCGCACCGACAAAACCCGATCTGGAGTTTCCTTTTACATTTGCCCATGCTGAGTTAAAATTCAACAACGGTGTTGTAGCACAGTGTCAAGATGCAAGTTTAAACTTGGCACAAAACGCAGAACTGCTTTATGGACTAAATTCGCATCATGCAGTTTCATCCTTTAAAAAAATTCTAGACATTACAGGCTCATTTTCGGCAACATGGATTGATAAAACACTATTAGAGAAAGTATTAGAACAAGTAAAAGCAGGTACATCGGCAGGCACTTTCTCAGAAACATTAGGCAGCGGCACAGAAATGAGTTTCACATTTACGAAGAGTGCTTCTGAAAAGATCGTCATAACTTGTTCAGGTGTTGCAATTTCAGACTATGCAATAAACGGATTTGAAGCAGTCAACCCAATATTTAACGAGGTTTCTTGGCAAGCAAAATCCATTTCTGTTGCAGCCACAAACGGACAAGCTGCCGAAGAATAGAAAGACTTTTAACTTACATTATTTAATATTTTTTATGGCTATAAAGTCGTTTGAGATCGATTGGGAAGGAAAGAAAGAAATAATTGAATATGAAGACGATATAAAATTTGGCGACTTGGAAGCGATTTTAAATAAATGTCTTGATTTGACAAAAGTTAATGAACCAAAGGTTAACATACCTCTTTACAGACAATTAATTCTTACTACCGTTATTACAAAAGCACCATTTAACCTTCACGATCAAGTAGCAATCCGAAACCTTAAAATCTCAACAGCAAAAGTTATCATGTCGGAGGTCATGAAAGTCTACCCTTTAGCCAAATATCTGGAAGAGTGGGTAGGAACGTTCGTAGGGGAAATGACTCAAGAGCAAAACTCTATTACTTCTTTGCCAGAGAGTTCGGTTGGACAAAACAACAAGTAGACGAACTTCCTGTATCCTATATTAATGACTTAATTCAAGAATTTAACGCAGAACACACAAAACAAAGATTACAAAACTTAAATAGATAGACATATAATTGGTTATATGGCTGATGATTTTACCATCAAAGTAGATGGCGAAAAGTTAGTAAAAGAGTTACAGAGGCTAAGCGATGCGATTGAAGGTGTTCTGGACGGGCTATCAGGCACTATCAGTTTTGAGCAACGAAAAGCACTCATGCAGATAGACCACCAAAACAAAATGGCCAGAAGAGCATATGAGGTTTCTTCTAGAGTGGGCGGCATATTTGGTAGCGGTTCTGGCCTGAGCGGCTTTACAAACATAATACAGGGATTTGCCATGATGAGAAGGCTCGACACTAAAAACCTTGCAGCTCTTAACGAAAAAATAAAGAGTGGAGGAAAACTTTCTACTGAAGACGAAGCAGAAAAAGCAAGACTTATTAAAACTGGTGCTGGCGAATCCGTTTTTGATAAATTAACTGACAGGTTTGATAAAATTTTTGGCTCTGGTTCTAAATGGGACACGCTTTTCAAAGGTCACGGGAAAGAAATGGCTTTGGGTCTTGGTTCGGCTGGCGTAGGAGGCGGTCTTGCATTAGGCAAAGCAATTATAGATTCTTCTCCAGCATTTCAACAGTTGCTCAAACTTATGAATTTTGGCTTTATGCTAATCTTAAGGCCTATAGGTGACTTTTTCTTTTTCTTATTCAGACCGATTCTTTTAATGTTGTTAAGAATGTTTATTATACCGTTTTACAAATATGTTTATCCTTGGTTCGCACAATATGGAAGTGCTCTTGGAGAGGGTTTTGCAACAATAGTTAGTGGAAACTGGGCAAAAGGTTTAGCAGAAAGCTTTAAAGTTAAAATGGCTGACTTTTTTGGTGAACCAAAAGGCACTGCCCCTGACGATTCATCCTCTAAGGCAACAAACCAAGATAAGGCTAATAAATTCATGGAAACGGAAGCAGAGAAAACAAAACAGTCTAAAGGCGCTGCCCAAGAAGCATTGGATAAATTTACTTCTGGAACAAAACCGTCACCGACTGCAGGCATTGCCGAGGCCGCAATGAATGATTTTACTGGAACCAAAATTTTAAAACAAGCGGCCGCTCTCAAAACAGTACCAGCAGTTACGACAACAAGTAAAATTTTGCCAAAATTAACAAAAGTCGCTAAAATAGCAGACAGGGTGGCAGGGTTACCAGCAGAAGTAGCAATGAAAGCTGGAAAAGTCGCCTACACGGGAGCAAAAGCCGCAGTAACTCCTTTTGTGCCCAAACCTGTTAAAGATGTTACAAAAACACTAACAACAAAAGCCACACAGGCAACAGCAAAGCTGGCAACAAACACAGCAATAAAAACTGCGACCAAAGCCATACCTGTTGTTGGTCAAGCACTATTAGCTATTGATGCTGCTGGTTCAATAGTCAAAGGTGTTAATCCAGAATTATATGAAAACATTAGGCAAGGTACTAAAGGAATTTTTGAACCAATTT